ATCTTTTTCCATTACGCCTCCTTCGTGTTAAGTTGTTTTGCGTATTCTTCGAGTGGCACACCTAATTTTTTAGCTATTGCTACCTGTGATGATGTGAGTCTCACAGTTTTGCGACCGGGTTTTACGCTTCTTTGAGCCGAAGCCACCGTCTGAACGGGGGTGGTCGATTGCTTTTCACTAGTATTACCGAACTTGTGCGGAAAGTCAACCTTAATTCTTTTATCGACTTCTGCATAGTAATCATCAGATTTAGGGTCAAAACCTTCTGCAACTAGATCTTTGTGAATCTCAAATGCAGTATAAGTCATGGCTCTATCTTGACCAAACCAAGTATTCCTTGAAGCCCATTCTTCAGCTTTAGGATCTGGTGCTGGCTCTGATGGCATTTCAGTAGGACCATCGGAGAGTTGTACAGGTTTCTCTGCCTGTGTTTGTTTTTGTTCTTCTCGACCTTCTTTGGCTGCCGCTAGTTTTGCATTCTCAAATGCGAGTGTTGCAATTCTTTTGTTTGCCTCAACTTGAGCATTAGCATCACCAGACTCAATAGCTGCTGCAAGTTCTTTTTGTGCAGCTTCCATTCCTGATGAAATAGTTGACTCAAATTTTTTAAGATAATCAGCATCAGTTTTTTCAAATCTTTTTTCTAATGCTTGTCTTTTTTCTTCTACAGCTCTGGCATATTCAGTAGCAGCTTTTTCCCTTCTCTCTGCTTCTCTCATCTTACGAGTTAGTTTTGCTATTCTCGCTTGAACACCTTTACTGTATTCTTCTAGTTCTTGATCTTTTTTTTCTTCTAACTTTGTTTCTCTTTCATTTTCAAATGTTTTATCTGTATCTTTTTCTGTTGTTTCTTTTTCTTGTTTCGGCGCTTCCGTTGTATTTACAACTTCTTCCGTCTTTTCTTCCGGTAATGCAACATCTACTTCAGGTCCTGAAGTATCGATAGCTACATTCGGATCGTCTTTTTTTATCGGATTACTTTCCGGCATAGTTTCCTCCTATGTTAAAACTCATGCAATATGTCCTCTGGACTTTCAATTGTTGCTAAAACTTCATCGTCGTTTAGCAGACGCATTTCTCCACCTTCAATTTTTATTCGGCTACCTGCATATCTTGCAAACATAACCCAATCTTTTACTTTACACCATGGTCCCTCTGGATATCTATCCTTGTCCGCGTAACACTGCGGACCCATAGCCATAACTAATCCAACTTGCGATGCAACTTGTTGTCGTTCTAAAGTTGTTTCAGCTAATACAATTCCACCTTTAGTTTTCTCTTTCATTTTAAAAGGTAAAACTAAAAGTCTCCACCCTGTTGGTACTGGTAATTTTGGTTGTTTTTCTACTCCGACTAATTTTTTAGTTGGGGTTATAATCTTTTGACTTGATGTCGATGACTGTTCCATTTTGCTCCTTATCATTTAGCAGGTTAGAGAGTTCCTGTCTTACCGCTTCTAAAGCGTTTATTTGACCTATTATATACTGATATTTCTCCATGCTGTCAACACCTCCCGATGTGACTGTAATAGATAACGCTTCAGTTCTACTTTTAATAAATCTTATTAATTTATTTATTACTGTTTCTAATTGCATTTTTACCTTTCTTAAAAATTGCAGCGACTTGTGATTTACCCATAACTTT